CTTATTATAAATTCTAGTTACCTAGTAATTATGCGTTTGAAGAATCGTCAATTGCTACGACTGCAACTGGTTGTGGTTCATCAACGATTGCACCTGCTACTAATAAGTCAGCATTCAACATCTTTAAGTCATACATTGTTGAGAAACCTTGACTCATTCCGCCATCTGCAAAACCTAATAATTGAGTTGGAACAACTGCCATATAAGGTGCATAAACTGCTGCTGATGTTACAAGGTCATCACCATTGAATCCAAGGAAGAATCTTGATGGTGCGATTGCTGGAGAAACATAAACTTTGATTCCGTTTAATGTACCTGCAAAGTAAGGACCATTGATTTTGCCTGTAGATGCTGCTTTCCAACCTCTCATAAGAGAAAGCATTGGTTTGATGTTAGAAGCAATAACCATATAGTTTGCTGCGTGTTTTTGTGTTCTGTCATAAATGATTTGTGATGCAGATTCAATAACTTCTGCAAAACCTTCATAATGCTCTGCTTTAGAAACACCAGTTGGTACTCTCTTGTTGAATGTTGTAGATGTAACTGCTACACCTGCTTCAGAATCAAGGAGTTTAACAACTTCTGTATCAATTTCATATGATAACTCTGCACAGGCCTGTGTTGCAAGAACTTCACCTAAATCTGTGCCAGTTTCTGTCTTTGCTTGGAATGCTGCCATTTGTGAATAGTAAATGGAGATTCTTCTTGCTTTTGCTTCAAGAGCAATACCTGCCATTTCTGCATTGAGGATTGGAAGGTCATTTTGTGGGATGTAAACATTGTCATAAACATATGCAACTTTTACTGCTCCTGCTGGTGCATCAGAAATTGTACCATCTGCTGCAACTGAACCACCTTCTAATACATTGCCTTCTGCATCAAGGAATTTTGCTGAATCAGCAACAACTGGTGTCCAAGCAACTTTGGTTTGACCATCTGTGAGAACTTCTGCAACTGCACTTGATGTGTAGTTTACTCTCTCATCTGTCATCTTGCCAAGTCTGAATGGGTCATTGAATACTGTGCCTTGTGCAACTCCACCCTTATTTGAACCTGCTGTGAACTTCAAATATTGGATGTATCCTGTGATAGATGCCATTGGTTTTACGATAACTAAATCATTTGCGATTAAGTTAGGGATAGCAACTGTTGTTAAGTCAAGACAGAATTTCTTGAATGTACCAAGGTCTGCTCTTTGTGTACCGACTGAGTTAGAGAATGCTTCGTTTAAGTACTTGCTTGTGTTCTCTAAAACTTTTGCTACTACTAATTTCTTGTGTGTGTCAAGAGTTGCGTTTCCGTGTTCTTTTGCATAAACACTTTCGGAAATCTTTAATCTCTTTGCGTAAGTTTCTAATAAGTTCATTTTGTACCTCTTTAAATTTTTTATTATATTATTTTTATTTTTGTTTGTTAGTCTGTGAGTCCTGCCATCTTAATTAAACCCTCATCAACATCATCATCACCAATAATACCTGGTTTTACTCTGTTCATTAGTGGGTCATTTGTAGACTCTTTAATTTTTACTCTTACCTTACCATCATTAAGATTGAAAGGTAATTTGCTCATATTGAGTTTGTATGATTTCAAATCTTCACATACTTTATCAATATCACTAATTGTATAAGTTTCATTAAGTTTGTTCTTAATTTCATTTGCACTTAAACCTAACATTGTTGCTTTGCTTTCAATGTATCTGTTTACTGTATCTTGTGCTAACTTCTTATACTTGTTTGCTACAGTTAAAGATTCATTTATCTTCTTCTCTAATCCAAGAATCTTATTATCTTTTGCTTTAATAGACTCATTCAAAGATTTAGTATTTTCATCATATTCAGCAGTCTTCTTTTCCAATTCCTCTTTGAGTGTTTTAATCTCACTGTCTTTGGACTTAGATTGTGAATTTAACTCTTTTACTTGCTTTGAAATGTTCTCATTCAAAGATGTTGATTTCTTTTTGTAGACATCACATTTCTTGTTTAAAGATTCAATAAGTTCATCTTTTTTATTTAACTCACCCTCTAATTCTGAAACTTTCTTGGTTAAGTCCCTAGAACTCTTTGCATAAGTACTTAATCTACTTGTTGCATTTTTGTACTTGTTAAGTTCTTCATTAAGTTCATTAACTTTGGTATCACTAACTGCTAACTTCTCTTGAAGTTCCTTGACAGACTTCTCTAGTTGTGCCTTTTCCTTGATTGCTTCTTTTAGACTTTCAATGACCTTATTAGACCCATCATCGTTGGCATCCTTTTTCTCATCTACTACATCTGCTTCTTCATTAGATGTGTTGTTGTCTTCAATTTGCTCTTCTGGTTGTTCTTCTTGAACTTCCTCTTTGATTTCTTCTTGTTTTTCTTCTACATCAATTCCAAGTTCATTAAGTGTTGTTTCCATAACTTTCTTGTCTTCTTCACTAGCACTTTCTAAACTTTCTCTTAATGCTTGCTTTAATGTTTTCTTGTTACTTAAAGATTCAGTGACATAATTCATTCTTGCTGTTTCTACTGCTGGAATTAAAACTGCATCCCAACATTCACATTCATATGTTTCTGGGTCAACTGCTTCATTACCATCATCATCAGTATATAAGTCGCCTGTTCCTCTTGAAGATACACCGATGTTGCAACCATAATCGCATAATGCCTTTAAAATCTTTCCATTAGGTGTGTTAAGAATATCAAATATACCATAAAGACTTCCATCATCACCTTTCTTTGGTTGTTCTGCTAGACAAATAGCAATTTTCTCCATATCTACTTCTTGTCTATCTTCTGGATGTCCTAACTCACCAAAGCAACATCTATTCTTAATCTTCTCTTGCATTATAGGGTCTTCAAATACCTTTTCCCATAATGGTTCTGAATATAGTCTACCATTTCTTGTTGGGTTTTTGAAATCAGCAATTGGACCTTCTAGTCTTCCTAGAATGCCTCTTTTGTCTTGCTCTTCTTTGGATAACTTCTCATATAAGAATTTACCGCTTTTAAAACTTTCTAACATACTATAATATTTCCCCCATAAGTAGAATATACTATTATTTCATTTAATTTAGCACTCAATTTATACACTATTTTGTATAAATTCTTATTTTCTTCTTCCAACTATAGTTTCAAACGCTACTAAATCGCATTTTATTAGTCTTAACATCTTTAATGCAGAGGAAATATCGTATGTTTTATAATAGTTGTTTAGAACTCTTGTTACTTCTTCTGCTCTGATGTGTTTGAAGAACATTTGCTCATCTTCTGCGTGTTTGCTATATAATATTACTTGTAAAACAAAAGCACTCAATGTTGTAATAACTTCTTTTGGTTCATCTATTTCTTTTACAATATTCTTATATAAATCACTTCTCTTGTCATTATAGTTCTTTCTAATTCTCTCATAGAAAGCAGATACATCTAATTGTCTGTTCTCATTGATGAATCTTACAACATCAATAGGTATAGAGTTAGAAGTGATAACTTCATTTAATTGTTTTGATACATCTATTCCATTTTCTTCTAAATCAGTTAGAAGTAAAATTAAATCATTTTTTTGTAACATTTCCTTTCTCTCCTTTCATTATTTTATTAGACCATTGAAATCCCTAATTCATCTGGACTTGGTAAATATGAATCCTCT